TTTCACCGAGACAGTACAGGCATTTTTTGGCTCGGTCTGGGACGGCATAACCGGATTTTTCACTGAAACCATACCAGCGGCATTAACGGTGGTCGGGGAGGCCCTCGGCACGTTCTTCATGGAGACGGTGCCGGAGTTTTTCGGCACCGTATGGGAGGGGATATCGACGTTTTTCACCGAGACGATACCGGAGGCACTGGAAACCGTGGGGGCCGCGCTAAAGACGTTTTTCACCGAGACGATACCGAACTTTTTCGGAAACCTATGGAGCGGGGTGACAAGGCTGGTCACCGAAACCATACCGGCAGCCGCGCAGCAGATCGGGAGCAGCATCAGCAACTTTTTCACCCAGAGCATACCTCAGTTTTTCGGGAGCGTATGGGATAAGGTAAAGGGCTTTTTCGGAGGCATAGGCGAACAGTTTAGCGCAGGGTACGAGGCGGCCACAGCCACACCACACGCGCAGGGCGGCTATTTCACCAGCCCACACAAAGGGCTTGTCGCAGAGGACGGCCCGGAGTTCATAATCCCGGTGGGCGGCAGCCGCAGGAAACGCGGCCTCGCGCTCTGGGAACAGGCAGGGCGCATGCTGGGCGTAAGGACATACGCGGACGGCGGCCTTGTTGGAGCAGAACCAGCTACAGCAGCGACAGCCTCGTCAGGCGCGGTCGTGGTTCCCGTGACCATAGACAACGTAACATTTGAGGTCAACTTTGAGGGCGGATCGGCATTTGATGAGGAAACCATAATTCAGGTGCTAAAAGCCAATGTAAAGAACCTGACGGATGAGATCGCCCAGAGCATCGCACTATCGCTTCAACAGGTGTTCGCGAACCTACCCAGAGCGGCAGAGGGGGCATACTAATGGATATCTATTTAACGGATCTCGAAACAGGCGACCGGCTGAGGTTCCCCATGCTGCCCGAGAGCATAAACGTACAGACGGGGTCGATTTTCCAAAACTACACAGTCCTTGCGATAGGCGACATACGGCTACCGACCGGGGATGAGCTAACCGGGTTCACATGGGACGGCAAACTTCCCGGCAAACTAAGGGAAAACGAGCCGTATGTCAGGGAATGGCGCAACCCGCATGAAATACAGAGCCTGTGGAGCGTATACAGGAACAGGAAGAAGAAGCTGCGCCTGCTGGTGACGGAAACGCCGATAAACCACGACGTATATATTCAGCGGTACAACGTAACATACAGCGGCGGCCACGGCGACTATGACTATAACATTTCATTCACACAGGCAAAAGACCTCCGGGTGCTTGCCTTGACACCGGCGACGGCGCAGGAACCGGCCACGGCTCCTGCTGCCGCGACACGCCCGGAGCCGCCACCGGCCACGACCTACACGGTGAAGCCGGGAGACAGCCTGTGGAAGATCGCGCAGCAGCTAATGGGCGGCGGTGCCAACTACCCGGCACTATACGAGGCGAACAAGGCGGTCATCGGCCCCAACCCCAGCCTCATACATCCGGGCCAAGTACTCACGATACCAAGCTAGGAGGTGGCGCGGATGGTAGATATAAAAAGCATAGAATACGACGTTCATTTGACAACCGAGGACGGGACGCGCCACCTGCTCAACGAGGCCCTCGTTTTATTGGAATGGGAGGAATTGGAAAACGAGTTGGCGCAGCGGGCGACGATAACCGTGGCGAATTTCCAGATCGGCAAGACCTACCTTCACCTGATGGCAAAGATAAACTGCATAATTCAGATAACCGCCAAGTGGAACGGAGGCAAGCAGCTTGTATTCGACGGCACGATTTGGGAATGGCAATATGTAAGCGCGGTAAACAAGGAGTTGACCATCGTCGCCTACGATATGCTGATCAGGCTGCAGCAGAGCAAAGATTTCTTTTACAAAAGCCCCGGATTCACCACGCAAGCGATAATCGGCGAGATTTGCGGCGATTGGGGGATACCGCTGGAGTACAAGTGGGGGCAGAACGTCACCCACGGAAAAAAGGTTTTCAGCGGCATGGAAATCAGCGAAATGATCATAGAACTGCTAGAAGAAGTGCGCCAGAAAACCGGGGAGAGGTACGTCGCATATTTCCGCGACGGCCAGCTACAGATCAACGGCTACGGGGCAAACGAGACGATATACAGGTTCGACGGAACGAACACCGTCTCGACCATGAACAAGCTGACCATAAACGAACTTGTAACCCGCGTAAAGATAATAGGCAGGGAGAACAGCGACGGACGCGCCCCTGTGGACGCGATAGTGGACGGTGACACGCGATACGGCGTATTGCAGGAGATAATACGCAGGGACGCAAACACCACGCTTGCAGCGGCCATGTCGGAGGCCAACGCGCTAATTCAAGAGCGAGGGAAGCCGGAGGAAATCATACAGGTGGCCGTCCCAGACCTGCCCTTTTTACGCAAGGGCGACCGGGTGGAGATCAGGGCGGGCAACCTGACCAACCCCTTCTACTTTGTGGACGGCGTATCCCACTACGGGACGACCCGGCAGATGACGCTCACGGTCTCACGCGCACCGAGGCCATAACAAGCAGGGGGTGATTTTTTGAACGAGGGAATAAACCGGCTGGCGCGGGTGCTAGACGAGCGCACGAAAGAATACGGTGACAAACCACCGGTATTTGACTACGCGACAATACAGGAAAACATGAGCCTTCTGACCGATAGGTTCCCGCTACCAATACCGCAGAGCGACTATATGGTTTGCCGGTCGGTGACATGGGGTGCGGTGGGAGATATTTTCTATAAAACGCAAGCACCCGGCAGAGCCAACAGCGGGGAGCATACACACGCGGACGGCGGCGGCCACTCCCATCCGAACGCGGGATACAGCACACATACACACGCAGAGAACGCGGAGAGCGAACACCACATACACGACACCCTCGTCGGCCCTAAATTCCGATGGCTCCGACCCGGCGACAGGGTACTTGTGGCATGGGTGGGAAACGACCCGTGCGTGATAGATTTGATATTACCCGCTTCGAGCGTAGGGAGGGATGCGGATGGCTACGACAAATAACCTTTTCCCCGTATTCGATGTTCCGGCGACGCTGGCCGAGGACGTGCCGTTTCAGGAGATATACAACCCCGCGCCGCTTTTCGACATCGAGAGCGGCGAATTTGTTTTGAACGGGGCGCGGCAAGCCCTATGGGGCAGCGGATACGACGCGTGGGTGCTTTGGTGTACCAAGACCATCCTGACGCAGCGGTGGGCTTATTACGGCTACAGCAGCAACGCGGGGATAGAGGCCGAGCAAGCGTTCAAGGAACCGGACAGGCGGGCGCAGGAAAGCGCGTTCGAGCGGACGATCACCGAGGCACTACTCGCCGATCCGATGGGACGGACGCGGCAAGTCCGGGATTTCCGGTTTGACTGGCTCACCGACAGCCTGTTCATCACATGCGAGGTCGTAGGCTACGACGGCAACTCGGCGGCCATAAACGCCGAACTGAGAAGATAAGGAAGGAGGCGAGAGGCCATGCCGTACCCATACACGCCGCCGTCGTTCCTGCAAGGGCAGACGGTGGACGACATACACCGGCGCATGATGAACGCGCTACCGGACGACATAGACAAGAGTGAGGCGCAAATTCCGTGGGACTTCACGCGCCCCGCCGCCATTGAGAAAGCCGAATTTGTAGAATTCGAGTTAAACGAAACCATAAAGCTGATGTTCGTGCATTGGTCATACGGCCCGTGGCTCGACCTACACGCGGAGGGGGAAGGACTGACCCGGCGACAGGCTAACAGGGCCAGCGGATACCTGACGGTCAAGGGCAGACCGGGGATCACCATAGCACAGGGCTTTCAGTTCGCAACGCCAGCCAACCTGACCGCCAGCGTGATTTTTGAGGCGACAGAGGCCGTGACCCTCGACAACGGCTCGTATACGATACGAGACACGGCAAACCCGGCGACGGCGGTGATCAGCCTGACATTGAACCAGCCACCCGGCAATCGGGTATTGACGCTGACGATCAGGCCGACGCAAGCCGACCCGGAGAACCAGAGCGAGATGATCCTGCAAGACGGCGACACGGTACTCGAACAATTCATATTCGACACACCGGAGGGAGAAAGCCAAGCGGACATGCTGCTTGAGGCCGTGGACACACAGGGGAGCGCACATTTTACGCTGACGAAACTCGCGGAGAGCGCAGAGCCGCTGGCGACCGTCAATCAAGCCGCAATAGGAACCACGATCCCAATTCAGGCCGTGGAGGGCGGCACAATCGGCAACGTACCGCCAGACGCGATATTCCTGATGGTCAGGCCGAACAACGGCATAACCTACGTGACCAACCCGGAGGCAACGACCGGGGGAACCCCGGAAGAAGATGACGACACCCTGCGGGAGCGGGTGCTGGAGGTCATACGGTACGGCATAAGTTTCACCGGCTGCGATGCCGACTACGTGCGATGGGCCAGAGAAGTCCCCGGAGTAGGCCAAGCGGTAACGCAAGCGGAATGGGCGGGGCCGGGGACTGTTCGCCTTTTCATAATCGACGCTAACGGGATACCGGCAAACCAGCAGATACTCGATGCGGTATACAGCCACATAATCAGGCCGGACAACCGCATGGAGCGGCTGGCCCCCATAGGCGCGACGCTTACCGTGACGGCCCCTTCCCCCATATACATCGACATACAGGCGGCGGTGACGCTACGCGAGGACGAATCGCTGGAGGTCGTAACAGGCCGCTACAGAGCCAACCTTGACGCATACTGGCTGGAGGCGACCACCGAAAACGATGTGTTTGACGTACAGAGCGGCATCGCCCAGAACTACGTTAAATACGTTTTTGTCGGCGCGACGCTTGCAGCCACGGCGGGGATTTCCAACTACGACCACGCCAGCCTGACGGTAAACGGGGGCAGCAGCGACATACTGATCGCCATCGGGACATTCCCGGTGACGCGGGAGGTGATCCTGATTGAATAAGCCCGCATTAGCCATAATACAAAGCCCGGAGGCCGAGAAAATGCGGCAGATGGTAACGTCGGGATTCTACGACCGCTCATACATAGGGCTTTGGCTATTTGAGGTAATCGGGCGGGAGTACGACGACATGGCGATGTGGGCGCGGGAGGTGCGGCGCGAGGCTTTCCCCCAGACATGCACATGGAGCATTGCCATCTGGGAATTTGTATATGGGATAGACCCAGACGACACGCTCCCGCTGGATTTCAGGCGGGAGCGCATTCTTTCCCGCAGGCTATCGAGGCCGCCTATAAACCCGGCCCGCATAGAAGCGACGCTGTCGGCCTTGACAGGCGAGCCAGTGAGCATAACCGAGAACGTCGCGCCCTACACGTTCGCGGTGACCGTAGGCGAAACAGACGAAACCATATACGACTTCAGGGCGGCGTTAAAGCAGCTACGGCAAATGAAGCCCTCGCACCTTTCGTTCAGCTACGAGAGCCACATTGTCGTCGAATTCACCGTGACCGACTACATAGGCGCGGCATTGAACGAGTTGCTGCGCGAATATTTTGTAGAGGAAAGCGTGATAATAACCGACGTCGTCGACTACGACGCTGGCGCATACGCAGAGCGGATGCGGGAATATGTAATCGGTGACGAAAGCCCGATACAGACCGAGGCGGCGGCATACAGCGCGGGCGCAACAAATGAAAGAGTAAAGGAGGCGCACACAGAATGGCTGACGTAAACCTTGCACTGACAACCGCAGGGCAAGCACTAAAGGCA